CTGATCTTGCCTCGGCTGCTACGCTTGCCGGTGCAACATTGCGTATTTTCAACCTTGATGCGGAAGATACGGAACGGGCACTTTCTACTATGGCAATAGGTACAACGTCTTCGGCCCTGAATTTTGAATACCTGAATAGTGCAATGTCTACCGTCGGCCCGGTTGCTAATTCTTTCGGATTCACAATCGAGGAAACGACCGCCCTTTTGGGAGCTTTGGCAAACAGCGGTTTCGACGCTTCATCGGCAGCGACGGCAACACGTAATATTTTGCTTAACCTGGCTGACAGTAGCGGCAAACTCGCGCTTGCTCTTGGCGGTCCGGTTAACAACCTGGATGATCTGGTAAAGGGACTTAAAAAACTAAACAGCGAAGGAATAGACTTGAACAAGGCCCTTGAACTGACCGATAAACGTTCCGTTGCAGCGTTTAACACTTTCCTTAACGGTACCGATACCGTGCTGGCACTTTGCGATGCGGTAACAGGTGCGGAAGACGCCTTTAATGCTATGTCCGAAGAAATGGGTGATAACGTTCAGGGTGCATTAAACCGGCTAAGTTCAACTATTGAAGGGGTAGTTTTACGTTTCTATGAATCAAAGGGTATTCTCCGGGATTTAATAGACCTTGTTACGCTTATGGTGGAAGGTGTGGGTGGTATGATCGACATGTTTAATAAATGGGGTGTTGTCACTTATACCGTTACCGCTTATTTGGTTTCCTACTATGGAGGACTGAAAATCGCTACCATGTGGCACGCCCGTTTTAAAACGGCGACCCTTGCTTCGGTCGTTGCAGAGAAAGCGCACGCCGTACAGCTTTATATCAGCCGGGCGGCTACTCTGGCTTATGCGGCGGCCCAGGCATTGCTGCACCTGAATATTAAAAGATGTACCGCCGCCCTTCGGTTAATGAGGATCGAACTTTTGAAGAATCCATATACGGCCCTGCTCGCGTTACTCGTGGCAGCCGGTGTTGCTATCTACCAGCTTGCAAAGAAGACGGAACAGGCTTCGGCGGCGATGAAGGCCCACCAGGAAGTCGTAAAGAAAGTGAATGAAGAATATGCCAGCCAGGAAGCAAAAATAAAAACTCTTGTAGCTGCTATCAATGACGAGAACCTTTCCAACTACACCCGTAAACAAAGGCTCGCTGAATTAAAAGAACTGATACCGGATTATAATGCGGAATTGAATGAAGAAGGCAGGCTCATAAACAACAACAAGGAGGCTATAGATCAATATTTAGTTTCCTTGGAAAAACAAATCAAGTTGAAAGCTTACCAGGAGGAACTGGAAGAATTGTACAAGAAAAAAAGGAATCTTGAAAGCCAGAAATCAGAGCAAAGCGACGCTTACTGGGACACCCGCCAGCAAAATACATTGTCAGGATATAACCGGAACAGTCTTACCGCTAAAATAAGCCGTTTATTTGGTACGGAAAAAGAGGCTAACCAGTTGAAAGCCCTACAGACGACACAGAAGGATTTGGCCGGTATAGAATCAGCAATCGCCCAGATCAATAATGATATCTTAAAAACAGAGGCGACGGCCACTTCATTAACCGGGACCAATAAAGAAAATATAAATACTGAAACATCCCTTATAAAGAAACTGGAGGCCGAAAAGAAAAAGGTTCAGGAGCAATGGGCGGAAGACAGCGAAGCGAATATCGCCAAGAAAAACAAGGAAATAGAACGTATCGACGCCGAAATAAAACGTTTAAACGAACTGGGGAAGGTCAAAAAGAAAGTGGAAGCAGGGGAGTACAAAAATACGGAAACGGCCGCCACATTAAAGCCTCTGGAGATCGAGCACGAAAAACGTATGCTTCTAATCAAAGAGAACCGGGAAAAGGAAAATAAGACGGAAGCCCAGTATATTCTTGAAGGGACGGCGGAAAACCTTCGCTATTACCGGGAACGTATTGACGCCCTCCAGAAGCTGGAAGCAAAAACGCCGGCCCAAAAGAAGAAGTTACTCGATGAAATCCACAAGCTCGAAACGGAAGCGCAGACGGCCATTTTTACGGAAACCGGCAAGCAGGAGGACGCCCGTATAAAACTGGCACAGGAGAAACGGGATGAACGGTTAAAGATCGAAACTGCCTATTACAACGTCCAGAAGGACACCATGGAAAAAGCGGTATTAAACCAGAGAATCACGCAGGAAGCCGCCGACGCCTATATGCTGGAAGTTGAAGCGGAGCACGCCGCAGAACTTCTGGAGATAAACCGTACTTACCAGAATGATATTGCCGCTTTGGAAATTACCGGCAAACAGAAACGTATAGAAACAGCGACGGAAGCGGCCGACGCCGTGCGTGAGTCTGAAATGAAGTTATTGCGTGATCGGGCGGCCATTGCCCAAAAAGTACGTGAAATAACTTCCGTTCCGGTAGGAATAACCGGTATGCAGGAAGCACACCGGAAGCAGGTTCAGGATGTAGAAACGACTTATAATGCTATAATTGAGATAGCGAGGCAGGCGGGAATTTCTACCGTTGGTTTGGAGAAACAGAAACAGCAGGAAATTAGCCAGCTTGAATTTGAGTACCAGAATAGTTTATACCAGATTCAATCCCAGATCGGCGTATCATGGGCACAGGAATACCAGAATGAACTGGCCCTGTTAAAGAATCTGCACGATCAGGAATTAATAGATGAAAAGACATACCAGCGTAAAAAGCTGCAAATGCAGATGAATAACGCTAAAAAATTCTTTGACTATTATTCCGGTCTTTCCTCTTCCATGGTGGAAGCCATTCAGCAGGCCGAAATCGACCAGGTGGAAGCAAAATACGATGTTCTCATACAGGAAGCCGAGAACAACGGGGAAGATACTGCCGCCCTGGAAGAAGAGAAGGAAAACAAGAAACTGGAGATTCAAAAGAAGTACGCGGATGTAAACTTTGCTATCAAGTGTTCCCAGATCATAGCAGATACAGCCGTTTCGATTATGAAGGCGTACGCGGACCTCGGGCCGATTGCCGGAACCGTTGCTGCAGTAATGCTTGCGGCTACCGGTGTGGCCCAGCTTGCATCGGCCAAGGCAGAACGGGACAGGATTAAAAACATGTCCTTGAAAAACACCACCGGCAGCAAGACCGCCACGGCTGAACGTGTTGTTTCCGGTTCTTCCGGTGGTGGGTATTATGAAGGCGGTTACACCGGTCCCGGCGGGCGTTATGAAGTGGCCGGCGTGGTTCATAAGGGGGAATATGTGGTACCACAGCCGGAAATGAATAATCCTAAAGTAATCGACGCCGTTAGCACTATCGAAGCGATCAGGCGGCAGCGTACCAATGCCAACCCGTTACCACAGAATCCGGGTGAATATTATGAAGGCGGTTACGTCACTTCCCCTGCAGGTGATTCTTTCTACCGGGAGTTCCTGGAAGCGGCAAAGGAGCTTCGCGCCTCCTGTGAGGCTATCAAATTGATAAAGGCCTATATCGTTTACCAGGATTTGGAGAAGGCCAAAGAAACTATAGATAACGCCCGCGACACCTTTACACGCGGAAAATAAGTAATCATTATGCTAAAGATTAAGACGAACAAAGGTTATCTGGATTTAGGGGGTGACTTTACCGTACAGATTGACGAGAAATCCCCCGTCATGAACGACCGGGGATCGCAAACCGTACCGGTCACGGTTCCATGTACCGGCAACAATGCTAAAATAACCGGTTTTGCTCACCGTCTCGACATGGGTATAAAGCCGATGAATGAAGATCAGGCATGTACGGTATTGGACGGAGCATATAAACGTACCGGGAAGATAAATATTGTTTCCGCCGGTAAAAAAGAAGGTATTACCCTTAACATCGGCTTTGACAATTCGGAAGCCTACAGCGCATGGAAAGCAAAAAAATTAAATGCTATTACATTACCAGTGAAGGAGTATAGCAGCGTTAATTCTCTTTGCGCACATTTGCAACAAGTTTTAGGAGGTTATCAGACTGATTATGCCGTATTTCAGATTATGACCGGTAACGATTCGAAAGATAATCAGTTTTACCCTAAATACTTGAACTATATCACACCTGTATCAGAAGGAAGCAAAGTTTATCGGTTACGTTATCAAGCAAGAACAGAAACTTTTTTAGTAAATGGAACTCCGACTGCAGTAACACTTCCGGAAGGTTACGGCGTGACAGCCTTTTTATATGTATGGCGTGTACTGGAACTTGTTTTTTCCGAATTTGGATATACAATAATGGAAAATCCTTTTAAAACAGATAAACAACTTTATAACTTGGTAATCCTGAATAATGCGGCCGACTGTTGTGTTAAAGGAAAACTTTCTTACGCGGATTTGATGCCGGATTGTACGGTCGAGGACTTTTTAAACGCCCTTTATGTGCGTTTCGGACTGGTTTATAATGTTTCTTCCGATACGAAAACGGCCACTTTAAGACTGATCCGGGATATTGTGGATGATGTTCCGGACATTGATTTATCCCGTAGCCTGACAGACGAACCTTTAATAACTTATGAAACGGCCCGGCAAATGAAGTTATCGGCCAAAACTTCCTTTACCGGTGCGGCCCCCTCTGTTGAAAGACTTGAAGATTACTTGAAAGATCAGAAAGTCGCAAGGTTAACTAAAGTTGATGTATCTAAAAGGGTGATACATCTAAATTATGAGGAAACAACAGGACGGTGGTTTAAATGGGATGAAGATAATAACCGCCTTACTTATTCTTCATCGAGTTTCTTTTCCTGGGATCGGAAAACCGACAATATCGAAGATAACGAATTAACCAGCGACGACGAATGCGTTCCAATGGATTTTGCCCCGAATGATATTCTTTCCCCTCAATATCTTGCTGATTACGTGCACCGTTACACGTATCTTAAAACTTCCTCTAATAATAACGATGAAGACTCGGAGAAGGTGGAAACACCGTTATCCTTCGTGTTTGCGTTTACGTCTTCCCAAAATAGTAAATATCCTTTCGGTTCTGTGTTACCTTACACCTCTGACGCCGAAGAGGTTATATTAAGAGACGGAAGCAAGCATACAATGTCGCTATTTTTTCAATATGATAATGGCCTGTTTTTTAACTTCTGGAGGAAATACGACGCTATATTAAGACATTCATTCAATAAGATAGAGGCAAACGTTTTGTTACCGGTTCACCGGCTTACGGGTATGGATATCTTAACACCGGTAATACTTCGAGGACAATATTTACTTTTTGACGGGCTTTCTTATTCTCTTCCGGCAAATAAGATTGTACCCGTTGATCTGACATTAAGAACACTCCGGTTGATTGGTCCGTACGATTTGGATAAGGAACAGGAAACACCCGTTTTTGGTTCCAGGCTTTTTACGTGGGAATTTATAAGTTCAAATATAGAAACAGCCAAAGAAAATGAAAGGAACAGGATTTTACAACAGGCGAGGGATGAATGGAACAAAAGGCCGACCGCTGTGAACGAAATGAAATCAATAACTTACTCGCTTGACGGATATACAACTCGTAATGATGATAAATACTTGGTTGAAAACTATCCCCAGGAAGCGGGAATTACATTACAAAGGAACTATAAATGTAAAGCGACAGCAATAATAAGTATTTACTACGAGCCTGGAAGTTTTACTCCCGGTACATATCGGGATGTTACGTATGAATCCGAATTTGAATATACAGATACTTTTGTTTCTGTTGTCTATTCCGGTTAATCCCGTCCTTTATTCTTCCTTTGATAAACCCAACTTTTGCACCATGGAAAAGCAGAATAACATCATCCTTGCCCCGTCTTCTTCACAGGTGACGGAGCTTTATAAGCTTTGGAAGGAAAACCATGCGGGGCGGCTCTCGGACTTTTACAAGTTCCTGACGTCTCCCACGGATCAGCGCGACCGTTTCCTCTCCGGGCTTGAAAATAAGAGTGAGTTTAACGGAATATTCATCGTTAACACCTTTGAATTATGAGTTTGACAGCAAGCATCGACCCGACGGAAAACGCCTTTACCAGAAATCCAGTCTATCTTTCGGTAGAAACTACTTCTATGGTGACGTATAATATTATGCACTGTTTAAACTTTGAATACCGGAGGTCTTTATTTACCGGCAACGGTAACGGAAGTTTCAAGGTAAATATTGCCGAAGTTCTGGAAACAGTGTTTGAGGATATCCCCGTTTTAAGTGGAAGTAGTGATATATTGATAAACCTTTCCTCCGGCTGGTACAACAAGGCTACTATCATGATTATCATGCAGAATGAAGAAGCGGAAACGGAAACCCTGGTTTTAGCCGCCTGGCGTGGAGGTATCGGCAAACGGGCTTTTAAGAAGCTGCATGAAGAGGGTAATAATATCTTTTCCTTGAAGTTTCTGAATGAATCCTGTAATTTCTTCTTTACCACCCGGAGCAACGACTGGCGTATAACGATGCGCGAGACGGAGCTTTACCCGCTCTGTTTCATCTATCCGGAGCATGAGCTGAAAATAACGGAACTTCTTACCGGGCAAAGCCTTGCAGTGCCAGGCCGGGTAGAGAACTTTTGCGCCTTGAACCTGGAGGCCGTAAGACTTAAATTCTTTACCGATTACGGGGTACTGGGCAACCTTTTTGACGTGTATAGCGGTGAAACGTTCGCCTGCCGGATCGGGATCGAGCAAAGCCCGACGGTCCGCGAGCATTACCGGCTCCGGTTCCTGAACAGTTACGGGGTTTACGAGGTGTTTTCCCTGGAAGGCGAGGCGAGCGTAACTCCCGGCATGGATGAAGACGAAGACGCTGTTTTCCGGCGTTACGATGAAATTACCGATGATTATTATTCGGATCGCATACGGACGGAGATACAGGAAGTCGTAACGATTAAGACGGGATTCAAACGCCCGCAGGAAATACGCTTTCTTCTTGACCTGCTTTCCTCTGATAATGTCTACCTGTCTGGTTACGGTCAGGAAGAGATCAAGGTAATTCCTTCGGCGGAAGAGTTTTCTTACCGTGTCCGTCCGGACGCGCCGCAGAACGTGACGTTAAAGCTCACGTTTGCCGAGAAGGAGTCCAACTGGACGGGAGAAATCACGAAAAGCGGCTACCGGAAACCGCGGGTTCATTCCAAAGAGTTCAGCAAACAATTTAATTAATGTATCTATATGGCAACACAGGAGTATATCGATGATCTTATTATAGTCATTGAAACCGCGGAGGACGCGGAAAGCGTTACTAACCAAATGGTGGCGGCGGTTCTTGGCTTCTTGAACGAACACCTGAAACTGGTTTCCCAGGGTAAGGAAATCGAGGCGGAGGAAGCCGCCCGCATTGCCGCCGATGCAGCCTTGCAGAAGGCTATCGACGCCGTTTCTTTGCGTATCGACCGGCTTGTCGGTGACAACGCTTCGCAGGCAATCGACAACTTTAACGAAATTCTTGCTTTTCTGGACGGGCTTAAGGACAGTGATTCGCTGGCCGCATTGCTGGCCGATATCAACGCCCGTATCGGCAGCGAAGACGGTTCGGAAAGTGAAGACGGTTCCCTTTGGGGAAAGCTGAAAAGTTTGTCCCAGGATATTAGCAGTTGTTCCGATGACATAAACACGTTGCAGGTGGACCGTGACGAAATGAAACAGGAGCTGCAGCAGACGGCCGGGCGTCTGTCTTCCACCTTTACCAATGTAAACAACCTTTTGAACGCCGGCAGCGTTTACAGTGACCTGTCGGGAGTGTTTGCAGCATTGAAAACGGCGGGGAAGATTGACGATGTCCGGAAAAACGGCGTGATCCTTTCTTTCCTTACTGCCGACGGCTGGGTAACGAAACAATTTAAAGGCAATCCGGACACGGATTTTGAGAATGTCAAAAAGTGGGAGGATTTCGGCAGCGGCGGTTCAGGCGGCGGGAATACCTATAATGTAACCGGCAGTGTGCCGCTTACGGAAGGTTTCTATACCCTGGCTTCCGCCATTGCCGCGGTACCGGAGAAGTGGCGCGGCCGGGGGCGTGTCATCACCTTTGAAACATCGCTCGGCAAATGGGAGACGTACCAGTTTACCGGAACCGCCCTGGATGCCTGGGACCAGGAGGCGAGCTGGGAAGAGTTCGGCGGCAAAGGAACGGTAAAGAGCGTAACGGTAAACGGCGAGAAGCAGACGCCGGACGCGGCCGGTAATGTGAATGTAAACGTGGATATCCTGGAAGTGGACGAGACTTTGTCCGCCGATTCCACCAATCCGGTAGAAAACAAGGTAGTAACCGCCCGTTTTAACGAGGTGGACGCTTCCACGCTGTTTAACGTAAATGCGGAGGTAAGCGAGGATGAAACATCCGTCCGTCTGTCTTTCCAGAACAAAAGCGGCGCGGAAATTACCGCCGTGGATATCCCGGCCGGTTCCGGTGGAGGTTCCGGCGAAACGGTGGCTACTAAAATTGTCTTGAATGCGGCTGTAGATAACGCCATAATCAAGGAAGGCGGAAACGCCCGTCTTACTTATACATACGATCACCAATACACCACGGGGGATGAAAAGGGGGAATCTACCGGGCAAAAGGCGGATATCACCGTTACGATCAGGCGTGGAACAACTACCATGTATTCCCAGACGGTCAGCGATGTTTCCAAAGGCAGTTACGAACTGGACCTTTCAAGTTACTTGCTTGTTGGGAATACCGATATTTACGTAGTGGCAACCACAACCGATCCGACTACCGGCAAGAAACAGACCCGACAGGCGTTTACATCCGTGAAGGTTGTCAGCCTTTCCCTTACCAGCTCTTACAATCTGGCCGGGGCCATAGCCGCAGGCGGTTATACCCTGGCCGACACGATTAATATCCCTTATGCCGTGAGCGGTTCCGGAACAAAGGTCGTCACGCTTTATCTGAACGGCCGGCAACAGAACGCGCACACCATTACAAGATCGGGAACGACAAACGGCAGTTTCAGTTTGTCCCCCTCTTCGCTTGTGACCGGCCGGAATACCGTTCAAATGGTTGCCGAAATGGAGGCTTCCGCCGATCTCGTGTTAAAGTCTGAAAGTATCTATATTGATATTCTGAAATCCGGAGGATCGGCACCGTTCATCGGCACGATGATGAGTTTTCCGGACGGCCGTATTTTTACGGAGGACCATCTTGTTCCGCGCTTGGAAGCGGGGCAGTACGAACAGGTAAAATTTGACTTTGTGGCTTATGATCCTGACGCAACGCCGGCTCAAATGGACGTTTACCGGGACGGGGTGAAAACGCAGTCTGTCAGTGTGGCCCGTACTACGCAGACATATACCAACCGTTTTACGGAGCAGGGCGAGATCACTATGAAATTTAAGACGGGGGCCACGGAATACCCGTTTTATATCGACGTAACGGAAAGCGGGATCGACTTGCAGGAAACTACCGCCGGGCTTGTACTGAAACTTTCGGCAGCCGGGCGGAGTAACAGCGAATCCGATCCGGGAGCCTGGGATTATGGCGACATACATACGACATTTTCTGGTTTCGACTGGAGCAGCAACGGCTGGACGGGTGACGCCCTGAAACTTACGGGAGGCGCGAAGATTGAAATCGGGTACCGGCCGTTCTCCACGGATGCAACCACTACCGGGGCTACCTATGAAATGGAAATTCTTTGTTCGTCGGTAACGGACCGGCAGGGGGTGATACTGGACTGTATGGCCGGCGATATCGGTTTCCAGATGACAACGGAGCAGGCCCTTATGCGTGTTTCCGGCGGTACGGAAGTAAGTACGAAGTTTGCAAGTGATATGAACCTGAAAATGGCCTTTATTGTCGGGGCCAAGGCCGGTAAGCGGTTGCTGGAACTTTATGTAAACGGAATCCGTTGCGGAGCGGTGCAGTATGGGGCTACCGAAGGATTACTGCAGGCGGAACCGGTGAACATCCGTTTGTTCAGTGATACGGCGGATGTGGAGATCAGGAATTTCCGTATTTATAACCGTGCGCTTACGGATGATGAAGAATTGAACAATTACATGGTAGACCGGACTACGTCGGACGAAATGGTCCTGTTATTTGAAAAGAATGATGTTACGGGGGACAACGGTACGGATATCGACATAGACAAGTTACGCGCCCAGGGAAAGGCGGTTATGCGAATTGTCGGCGATGTGAACCTTGTCAACGCCACCAATAACAAGAAATTCGAGGTACCGGTCGATATCTATTTTTATAGCCCGCAGGGTAAGGAGTACGATTTTGTAGCAAGGAATGTCGGTCTAAGAATACAGGGTACATCATCCACCACTTATCCGCGTAAGAATTACCGTCTTTATTTCTTGCGCCTGGAAAAATACGGTACCACGCTGGAAGTTAACGGCGTGGATGTGCCGTCCCTTGAATACAGTTTCAAACCGGGAGCACGGCCGATCAGTATATTCTGTTTGAAAGCGGACTTTTCCGATTCTTCCGGTACACATAATACCGGTGCGGTGCGTATTGTGAACGACGTTTGGAAGAGGTGCGGGTGGCTGACACCGCCGCAGGCTGCATATAAGGGGGAATATGACGTACGTATAGGCGTGGACGGTTTCCCTATGGACCTGTTTTATGACAACGACGGCACCGGTGCGAATACTTATCTGGGAAAATACAATTTCAATAATGAGAAGTCGGAAAGTGCGATCATTTACGGTTTTGAAGGAATTGAAGGATTCAACGACGAAGCGGCCCTGAACGGGCAGCGTAACAAATGTATCTGTCTGGAGTTCCTGAACAACTCCGAGGCCCTTTGTCTGTTCGGGACTACCGACATGTCTTCTTTTGATGATGCGCTGGAATTTCGTTTCAAGGCGGACACTACCTGGGCGGATGCACACGAGGACGACAAGGCGGCAGTTACAAGGCTTTGGAACTGGATCGATTCATGTAAGGATGATCCCGCCAAGTTCCTGGCGGAATATAACCAGTATTTCGGTAATGACAGCCCGTTTGCATGGTATCTGATTACCGATTACTTTATGGCTGTGGATAACCGGGCAAAAAACATGATGCTGGCGACTTGGGACTCTCTGATCTGGTATTTCCTTCCTTACGATATGGACACGCTGTTCGGTGTGCGTAATGATTCGGTACTGAAATACGAATATACCATTACCCACGAAAGTTTTGACGATAGTATCGGTAGTTATGCTTTTGCCGGCCATGATTCCGTTTTATGGGAACTGGTACGGTCTTGTCCGGACAAATTGCGTGAAGTGGCGGAAACCTTGCGTAGCAATATGAGCCTTGAATATGTCCTGCAAGTATTTAACGAGGAACAAATGGGCAACTGGTGCGAGCGGATTTATAACAAGGATTCGGAATATAAATATATCCTTCCGCTTACCGAAGGGGTGACAACCGGCAGCGGAACCAGTTATTATAATTATCTGTATGCCTTGCAGGGAAGCCGTTACGCGCACCGTACTTATACCATTCAGAACCGTTTCGCCCTTCTGGATAGTCAATACGTGGCCGGTACTTATCGTCGTGACAGCTTCGCGGCTTATTTCGGGTATAAGTTCGGCAGCGATAACCGGAAAATTCGGATTACGGCCTCCGAACGGTATTATTACGGGTACGGTTACACGTCCGGAACACCGCACCAAAGTGCGGTACTTGCAGAAACGGCCGGGGCTGTGGTGGAACTGACAATGGACACGGATTTAATAGTAAACGATCCGCAATATTTCTACGGTGCAAGCCGTATTCGCGGGCTTGATCTGACGGATGTAGCCCACGCCATTGTCGGCACGTTGAACCTGAACAACTGTACGGCCTTGCGTGAACTGAATGTTAGCTGTGAGGCCGGACAGATGACACTTAACGCCCTTCTGGTGGGTAATTGCCGTAACCTTCGACAACTCGACATATCCGGGCTTAAATCCTCTTCCTTTACCGGTATGGACCTTTCAAGCAACACCAAACTTGAAACCTTCCTGGCCGGTGATACATCCCTTACCGGTGTGACATTCGCCGGCGGTGCGCCTCTGGCCGTTTGCGTCCTTCCCGCAACTTTGCAGACGCTGGAGCTCCGGTACCTGAACAAACTGACCAATGCAGGGCTGCAGCTGGAAAGCACGGCAAATATCACGCGCCTTGTGATTGATAACTGTAGCCTGATCGACTGGAACACGTTGTTACAGCAATGCAGCGCGACCAGCTATCTACGAATTACCGGTATAGATATGGACGGGGACGGAAGTTTGCTTCGCGGGCTTATGACAATGGGCGGTGTTGATGAAGACGGGGGAAACGTGCAGACGTGCCGCCTGGTGGGTACGTACCGGCTGACCCAGTCCATGTCGGACGAAGAGTACGCCGCCACCTGTGCGCACTTCCCGGAACTGAATATCATTCAGCCGCAGTTTGTCTGCATAAAAATAGACCAGACGGTAGAGGACGGGGAAAAGATTACAAACCTGGATAACTCTACCGGATATGACTATAATACGGAATTTACCCCGTCTTCCCATATCCTGGAGGTGTTGGCGAAAAGACATTGCGTTCTGGCCAAAAAGACGGCGGAGGGTGAAATGACCTGTTATCCGCTTCATGATGAGAGCCGGAACAAATACGCCGACAGTGACAGCGTGGAGAACGCCACGGATGCAGTATTAACCGGATCGGAAGGCGAAGTTTACGTATATGAGCCTCATTACTGGTACAAGGGAGTAACGGACGTGCTGAACCAATGTCTGTACGGTTTTATTTCAAGCAATGAGGATGCGCCGGCAGCGGCAGGGTACACCAGTGTAAAACTTACCCGCGAAGAGCTGGAGGTAACGGAAGGGATCGGGATTCGTAAGAATACGGATTACACGACCCTTGAAGAGGCGAAGAATGAATACGAATCCGGATCGTTCGCCCTGGTGGACGTGCGGGATTACAAGCAGGTCCGTTTCCCCGGTCTGGCTTCCACTCTTTACGGGGCTGCATTTATAGATGATACGGGCAAAATAGTAAGTCGGGTAAGCGTTTCAAACGCGAACGGTTTTATTAATGGTATGTACCTGTTTTGTGCTGTTCCCGCAGGGGCTACTTTCCTGGCCTTTACTTTCCTTAATTCGGCGGCCTTCGATTTCGTTTTACTCACAACGTCGGAAAGTGTGGAAGCGATCGAGCCGGACTGGGTAGAGCATACGGAATGCCTGGGCGGTGCTTATGAAGCCTACCTGATTGATGATGTGCTGCGTTCTGTCAGCGGTGTTTCAAGTGTAGGAACCATTTCACAGAGCCAGGCAGTCAAATACGCCCAGAATCGGGGCAAAGGTTTCCAGCTGTTCGACTGGGAGATGCACAAGGATGTGGGTAATCTGCATTTCTTTAAATACGGTAATACCGA